ATGCGACGGGACTATTCCAATGGCATGGTTCGTTTCTCCACGCTTACCCAGGTCTTCGCCATGTCGGATTTCCGAACATTCCCTGTTATGGAGCCGCACGGTTACGAGAACACCGGGAATGCCTGGGAGCGCACGGAGAAGGACTGGACCTGGGAGTACCCGCAACTCACCATTCCGTCTGAGTTTGAGATGTTCGGCTCATATCTTGTGCACAACCGCATCAACGGCGACACTCACACCATCGGCCCCATCTCTCGTCAGTTCTCGTATTTCCGTGTTGGCAATCCGATTCCGACTCCGGGCGAATCCTTCTGGCTCCGGGATCAGATTTCCAAGGACTACTTCGGCCTGTACTACGGCGACCAGCGTCGGGTCACTTGGGCCCAGTGGACTGAGAAGTACGGGGTGCGCCCAATCGTTTCTATCGGAGGCTAAATGTCTCATACTGTGGAGCTGGTGATCACCATATTCGGCTCCGTTCTCACCAGTACTGGTCTCTGGGCGTATCTCCAGAAACGTGCGGAAAGGCATGACGCCAAGACTCAGCTTATGTTGGGTCTAGCGCACAACCAGATCGTGGCTATGGGAACCGCATATCTGTCCCGTGGTTACATCACCATCGATGAGTTTGAGGACTTGCAGAAGTATCTGTATCAGCCCTACCACACTTTCGGCGGAAACGGGACTGCCGAAAAGGTAATGGATGCCGTGAACCGGCTTCCGATCCATTTTCCTGACACCCGAAGAAAGGACAAGCGCTATGTCGCTGTCGAATCAGACCTACAACACTCTGAAGTGGATTGCTCAGATCCTGCTTCCTGCCCTCGCCACCCTGTATCTCGCCCTGGCGGGTTTGTGGGGTTTCCCTCACACTGAGGCGGTTGTGGGTACCATCACCGCTCTCGACACTTTCCTGGGCGCTCTGCTCGGTCTCGCGGCCAAGAACTACGAGCCCGAGGTTGACGGCGTGCTCCATGTGGACCACAAGAACCAGGAGGTTTACGCCGCTCTGGAGACCCCCGCTCAGGACATGACCAAGAAGGACACGGCCACTCTGAAGGTCTCCGAGGTCTGACGATCCGCGGGATCGACATGGTCTATAATGATACCCCTCATTTGAAAGGAATACCATGTCCGACAACAAGCCGAACACCAAGAAGGCCCTAGAAGAGGCTTACGCTTTCATCGACGGCATGGATCCCGACAGTGAAGCCTATCGCGAAGCTCTCCGCAGCATCAAGGAGCTTGAGCAGATTCAAGACGCAAAACACCGTCGTTTCTGCCCCAGCCCCGATGCTGTGGTGGGCGCCGCCGGCTCCATCCTCGGAATCCTCGCCATCGTGAAGGCTGAGCAGATCTTCCCCGTCGCCTCCAAGGCACTCGGATTCGTCGCCAAGATCCGCATCTGAGACACGAAAGACCTAGGACCCCACAAGGGTTCTAGGTTTTTCACAAACGTTCTGATTTTCGAAATCCAAAAATTCCCGGGTGGGAAAATTGGAACGCGGATTTTGCAAGGCATATAACGAGACCCCTCACGAAAGGAATGCATCATGTCCAACATCTTCATCACATTCGGTTTCATCTCCTTCGTCATGTTTCTGTACACCGTCTACTCCCAGGCGCAGCAGATCAAGGCGCTCAAGAAGACCGTCCGCCACCAGCGGAATCTCCTTAAGTTTACCTCGACTCCGTCCGCCCAGGAGACCGACAATGTAGAGAAGTATCTCGAAGAAGATTGGGCCGAGATCGAGAAGATCTTCCGACAGAACTCTACCAAGAAGTGACTCTCACGCCTAGAACCTTCACGGGTTCTAGGTTTTCGCAGAATCAGCAGGGCATATAATGAGACCTATAGACCGAAAGGACCGATCATGCTGATCTCCCGCCTCGTCGAGAACCTTGTCAAGTCTGTCATCTACTGCGTTGGCATTTACGCCATCGTCAAGTGGGTGCTTTCACGGTACAAGATCTCGAAGCAGGATTTCACCGCCCCTACCCACATCGATCACAATCTCTGACACACTCCTAGAACCCAACTCGGGTTCTAGGTTTCTCGATAGAAAGGAACGCAAATGGACCACGATGACATCCAGCTGGAATTCTCCGATCTGGATCCCATCACAAATACACAGAAGGTCACACTCACGGTTCCAGCCGACGTGGCCCCCGAAGTCGCCAAGCAGATGCTCGTCAATGCCATCCAGAGTAGCGTGAGTGATTCTGTAAAGACGATGTATCGTGACTACATTCGAGAACGCGAGAACAATCTAGAAGAGAATGAGTGGTATAAGGCACTCATCAATATCGGAGGGGAGAGCAAATGAACCTCGCATTCGTCAAAGCCGCCCAGGACTTCGTCGTACGCAACTCGCATCACATCCTCACTGGACTGGCGCTGCTGGGCCTCGGGGCGTCGGTCGCTCTGAGTGTCCATGCGGACCGTCAGATGCAGGAGTGGGACATCGACGACTTCAAGCGCCTCACCAGGGAGCAGCGAATCAAGATCTACGCTAAGATCTACGCTCCTCCGGCCATCGCCATATTGGGTACGGGCGCTTGCGTCATCGGCGCTCACAGCATCTCGGTCAAGCGCGAGTCGTCCCTGCTCCTTGCCTACGAGGGCACGCGTCAGGTTTACGACCGTTATCGCGCCTCCGTCCAGGATCGCCTTGGTCCTGAGGAGAAGACGATCTCCCAGAATGCCGCGTCCAAGATGGATCCATATCCTCGTGACGCAGCTGTGGTTTGTGGTGAGGGCGACGTTCTGTTCTACGACGCCTACAGCGGTCGTTATTTCAAGTCCACCGTCAACAAGATCGACCGGGTAGTCAACGAACTCAACTACACTCTCCTCCGTGAGATGTGTGTCAGCCTCAACGAGTTCTACGCCGGCATCGGCCTCGAGGGTATTTCCTTGGGTGATCAGCTCGGTTGGAATGAGCAGAGGCAGATCGAGGTACACTACGGCGCCCAGGTCTCGGATGACGGGAAGGCTGTCGTGGTGGTCGATTTCGTCGTCGAGCCCACGGAGAAGTGGTTCAAGCTTTCGTGAAAGGAGCACCGCCTATAACGAGACCCATCTAGAAAGGAATGACCATGAGTTTCAAAGAGACCACCGGATACAAGGTCGTATCCCTTGTTGCCTCGACATCCGCCAGCATTACCGCCGGTGCCGTTGTCGGCGCTCTCTGCCCTCCAGCCGGAGTGGTATTGACCGCCATCTACGGCGTCGGAAGTAGTGTCCTTGGTACATATGTCGGGGACAAGGCCGGACGACAGTACGCCGAGACCCTTGCCGAGACCATCGACTCCATGAAGACACCTCAGACCAACTAGACCGCCGTGCCCTCCAACAGAGGGCATAGGCTTTCGCAAATTCTGCACGCACTATAATGAGACCCCATCAACTCGAAAGGAACTCTCATGTCCGAGAACACCGCTCCCACCGTCATCGAGCACTCCGAGATCGTTGAGGACGAGACCCCCATCGTCGCCGTCAACTGGACCAAGCTCGGTGCCGTCGCCAAGAAGAGTGCGCGTTACGTGCTGCCCGCCGCAGCCGGTTTCGCCGCGCTCGTCCTGGTGAAGGCCCTTGCTTCCTCCGGTGACAGTGATGACGAGGCTCCCGCCGCCATCGAATCGGACGCCGAAGTCGTGGACGCTGAGCTCGTCGAAGAGACCAACGACTGATCCTACTCACCCTAGAACCCAACTCGGGTTCTAGGTTTCTCATTTTCAGAAAGGAACGAACGATGGAGCTTCAGGCGGCCGTGGTGGTTACCCTCACCGAAAACGGCAAGACAGTCAAGCGCGTCATCCAGAAGAGCGACAAGTTCGACGAGAAGACCTCGTGGGACCATATTGTCAACCAGACCAAGTCGCTCGCAGCTACCACTCTCAACTCGATGGACTGAAAGGCATATCCATGATCAAGATGAACGTTAGCGCCGAGACCTTCGACGGCGACATGGTCACCGAGACCCTCTGGTTTCACATGAACAAGGTGGACTTGATCGATCTCCAGCAGTCGGAGCCCGACGGCTTCACTGACACGCTTCAGGCATTCATGTCCCGCAAGCCCGAGGACTGGACCAAGAAGGACAAGTTCAAGCTGTTCGACTATTTCCGCACCATCGTCGACAAGGCCTACGGCGAGCGGTCGTCTGACGGTAAGCGATTCCAGAAGTCGCCGGAGATCCTCGCCAAGTTCAAGGACAGCATCTTCTACGACGAGTTTGTTCTGAGCCTCCTGGAGGACGAGAAGAAGAGTATCAAGTTCTTCAACGGCGTCATGCCCAAGGCACTCATCGAGCAGGCCAAGAAGGAGCGGCCGGACGTATTCAACCAGATCGAGGCCTGAGAAACCCGAGCGGGGCCCTGGGGAGACCTGGGGCCCCGCATATCAGAAGGAGCGAACATGACCGATAACGTACCCGTTAGGGGCGATTTCCCCTCCAACTCACGGAAGACCAAGCCTGCCGTCGAAAGGGTCGTCAAGACTCCGGCACGTATCGACAAGGGCAGTCTCGGCAAGCAGGCGCTTCAGGCGTTCTTCGCCGAGGACATCAAGGAGGTGGCCAACTACCTTCTCTGGGATATTGCCCTGCCCAGCGTCAAGAACGCCGTGAGTGATATCTTCACATCCGGGATCGACCGTCTGCTCTTCGGAGGCGACGGCGGTCCTCAGCGCTCTCGTAGCAACAAGACGTACACCTCATATTCCAATCGGACTTACGGGCGTCGAGAGACTCCAACCGAGCGGACGTACACCCAGAGGGACCGTCGGGAGCACAATCTCGAGTCCATCATATTTGCAACCCGTAGTGAGGCCGAGGATGTCCTGAATCACCTGATCAGCATCTGTGACCAGTATGACGTGGCGACCGTGGGAGACCTGTACGGCATGGCCGGCATTTCCCAGTCGTACACCGATGAGAACTGGGGATGGCGGGATCTCCGAAGCGGACGCGCAGTCCGTTCCCGCAATGGATACATTCTCGATCTACCGAAACCGGAGGACGTCCGATGAACGACGAAGAGATGACAACTGTCTACAGTCTCACATCTATCTTTCTCACTATCTTCATTCTACTTATCATCCTCGCCGGTCTGGGATCTCTGCCGATCTGGGTCGTATTCGCAGGTCTGATAGTCATCAACGCCATCCTCATCGCAGGGATCGTGAACGACATAAGGAACAACAAATGAGTATCGAGCAGATGCGCGCTAAGCTGCGCCAAGCATACGGAGGATCGGCGGCGTGGGTCGCCAAAGTTGACCGCATGAGTGACGGTCAGGTAATTGCAGTCTACAAGAGCCTTAACGAGAGGAAGTACTTCGCATCATGAGCCTTACTGTTATTTCGCGCCTCGCCGGCAAGGGCGCTCTCATCGTCTCCAAGCACGCTCCCGCCATCCTGACGGGGCTGGGGATCGCCGGCTTCACCGCAACCGCAGTCCTCACGGCCAAGCAGACGCTGAGCGTCGGCGAGGTCACCTGGGAGGACCTGAACGAGCTGTCGACAGTCAAGGCAGCCGAGGACGAGGAGAAGTTCGAGAAGCGGGATATTCAGATCGCCAAGGCCCGTGCCTGGGGCAACCTGACGAAGCACCTTGTCAAGCACTACGCCCTGCCGCTGAGCTTGGGTACGGCCTCCGCCATTTCTCTGGTCCTGGCGCACCGCATTTCCGCACACCGGATTGCTGGTCTGTCCATGGCCTACGCCGGTCTCGAGGAGTCCTTCCGCAACTACAAGGACCGTATCGAGGAGGGGTTCGGCAAGGAGGAGACCGAGCGTATTCTCGCTGAGGCTGACGCCAACGCCCTCGACAAGGCAAAAATGGACTACTACAACGAGACGGGGCGTGAGTTCCAGCTCAAGCCTGAGGAGTTCATGCGTGAGCTCGGCGTCTCGCCATATGCTGTCGTATTCGACCAGAACGCGAAAGCCTGGGAGGGGAACGAGGACTACAGCCTCATGATCCTCCACGCTCAGGAGAACTACGCCAACGACATCCTGCGGACTCGTGGGTATCTGCTCCTGAATGATGTGTACAAGGGCCTCGGCCTGCCTCCGACGTCTGCCGGTTCTGTGGTGGGCTGGGTCTACGACAACGAGGACGGTGACGGCATCGTCGAGTTCGGCAACTTCGAGGTCTTCAACTACCGTGACTACGACCCGGTCCTCGGACGTGAGGTCACCAAGTTCGTCCTCGACTTCAACGTCGACGGCGTTATCTACGACCAGATTGACAGGGTGGCAATTCGATGAAGGTAGCATTTCTGATCCTGGTCGGTTTCGCCATCGGTCGAGCAACTAAACGAAAGGGACGCTAATGAATCTACTACCGGCGCTCGTCGTCGGTCTTACGGCGACATTTCTCGCAGTGCAAGACTTGAAGAGCGAGAAGAAGGGGCCTGAGGAGAAGGCTGTAGAAACTTCGACTGAGCCTGCAGAGGCCCAGACAAAGCCCACGGAGGAAGAGATGGACGAGTATGAGGAGATCGTCAACGACGAGTATCTCGACATCACCATGGAGGATGACCTCTCCGAGATTATGGGAGAGGATTTCGAGGAAGAGGACGAAGACGAGGAGGTCGCGGAGGGCGAGTCCATCCATGAAATCACGGAGAACGAGTACGAAGTGGGCATCTTCAACTTCGATCGGGTCAGGCTGATGTATTTCACGGAGGACCGCATCCTCTGCGACGACGACATGGTCACGATCGACAACGTTGGCGAGTGGCTCGGTAACGTCGACCTCGAGACGCAGTCGGACGAGATCGTCGTTAAGTGGATCCGCAACTTCAACCTCCCCTACGATATTCGCCTCGAGGTCATTGAGGACTCGTACTCAGGATCCTGCTGATGGAAGACGAGTACTTCGACTTCCTAGTCTCATTCTTGGGTGAGGATGAAAGTCAGCTGCCGAGCATGTTTGACAGCTACTTCCTCCTGATGAAGCTCTACCGTACCGAGTTCCGCTACTCCGCCATGATGGACCGCAATCGGGACATGGATGGTCGTGAGTGGCGGAACCGCTACGGCGGCGAGCTCCCGCCCGCATTTCTCAAGCGCCAGGCTAACGTTCTCGAGGTTCTTCTCGGGCTGGCCGATCGTATGGCGTTTGAGCTGGACGATGACGAGGGCCCTGCTCCCTATTTCTGGGAGATGATAAACAACCTCGGAATCAACTTCATGGACTGCGACGTCATGCTGGACGATAAACTCGATCGAAGGGTCGAGAAGGCTATCGACCGATGGATGAGTCGTCAGTACGATTCCCACGGACGTGGGGGCATATTCCCTCTCAAGTCCGTTCCGGAGTTCTACGAGCCGGGGGAGTTCCCGAACCAGAACCGCCTTGAGCTCTGGTATCAAATGCAGCTCTACCTAGCGGAGAACTACGACATATAAGGAGTCAAATGGATTTCTACGAGATCAAGGAGCGAGCCCTGAAATCGGGCACCACCGAGGTACGGCCGGCCTGGCGTGTGCACGAATTCAAGGATCTCATGGTTCGTGGGAAGTCCTTCTACGCCGTGTACAACCCCGAGACGCATTTCTGGAGTACTCATGAGTACGACCTGATACGTATCGTGGACGCAGACGTCACCCGTCAATTCCAAGAGGCCTCACAGAGAGTTGACGGGTCCGTCTGGGCACGGTATCTGGGGGACTACGACTCCAAGACATATAGCGATTATAAGGCGTGGATGTCCAAGCTTCCGGACGTCTACCAACCGCTCGACGGCAAAATACTGTTTGCCAACCAGACTCCAAGAAAGGAAGACTACGCAACTAGAACGCTCTCTTATTCTCTGAGCAGCGATCCATGCCCCGCCTACGAGGAGCTCATGAGCACCCTCTATGATCCGGATGAGAGAGAAAAACTCGAATGGGGCATCGGATCCATATTCGCGGGAGACTCTACCTGGATCCAGAAGTTCTTCGTGCTCTACGGATCTGCTGGATCGGGCAAGTCGACCGTCCTGAACCTTATCTCGAGACTGTTCGATGGGCATATCGGTCAATTCGACGCGGCGGCTCTTGGGCGACCGAGCGATCAATTCGCCCTTGAGCCATTCAAGTCGAATCCTCGAGTGGCTATTCAGCATGACGGCAACCTCTCCCGGATCGCGGATAACAGCCGCCTGAACAGTCTCGTATCTCATGAACCGATGGTCATGAATGAGAAGGGGAAATCCCTCTACACATTCAAGCCTGAAGCGATGCTGTTCGTGGGTACCAACTTGCCGGTACGCATCACCGACTCGAAGAGCGGACTGACGAGACGTCTTATCGACGTTGAGCCTTCTGGACGAAAGCTCGATATTCGTCGGTACAAAGAGATCATGTCTCAACTCGAGGACGAACGGGGTTCTATCGTAAAGCGTTGCGTGGAACTCTATAAGTCCAAGGGTCCGTCGTATTACGACGACTACAAGCCCATCGGCATGATGAGTAAAACCAACCCCATCTTCAACTTCCTCGATTTCTATCAGGACGAGTTGGACGGTGAGGATGGGGTCACTCTCAAGCGCATCTACGAGATGTACAAGGAGTACTCCCAGACATATTCGGACGGGGCTATGTACCCCATGTACAAGTTCAAAGACGAGATCCGGGACTACTTCGAGGAGTTTCATGATCGCATCATGGTCGACGGGGAACGCCGGCGAAAGGTGTATAAAGGGCTATTGAAATCCAAATTTTCCCAGGGGGAGAAGAAGGAGAGCCCGATTTCGGACTGGACCGAGATGAAGGAGCAGCCGTCATATCTCGACGAGCTCTACAAGGACTGTCCTGCACAGTACGCCAATGAAAACGGCCTCCCAGCGAAACGTTGGGACGACGTCACGACCACACTGAAGGACTTGGACACTAGAAAGGAGCATTATGTCCTCGTACCCGAGCAAGACGTCGTCATCGACATCGACCTCGACAAGGACAGAGACAAGTGTCTGGAAGAGGCTCGCAGGTGGGTTCCCTCCTATGCTGAACTCAGCCGATCGGGGGGTGGAATCCACATCCACTATCGATATTCGGGGGATCCTTCCTTACTTTCACGGTTGGTGCGCCCAGGAGTCGAGTGCAAGGTCTACTCAGGCAAATCCGCCCTCCGTCGGCGCCTCACCGAGTGCACCGCCCACCAGGGCCTTACCACGGTTGAGGACGGATATCTTCCCGTCAAGGAGAAAACCTTGATCCGTCAGGAGGTCATGCAGAACGAGAAGTCCATCCGGAAACTCATAGAGCGGAACCTGCGGAAGGAGTTCCATCCCGGGACGAAACCTAGCATCGATTTTATCATGAAGGTGCTGACGGACGCCAAGGAGTCTGGGATGGACTACGACGTGTCGGACATGAGGCAGAAGGTCCTCACATTCGCCATGAAGTCCACCCATCAGGCCGACTACTGCATCAAGCTAGTGCAGGAGATGCCGTTCTCTTCCGAGAGCGACCATGAGGAGACCTATGAGGAGTCGGACGACGATACCCCGATTATTTACGACGTCGAGGTATTCCCGAACCTGTTCCTTGTGAACTGGAAAGTCCGGGGAGCCGACAAGATCCAGAGGATGATCAATCCGACTCCAAACGAGATTTCTGATCTTACAGAGAAGAAGCTCGTCGGGTTCAACAACCGTCGGTACGACAACCATATCCTCTACGGTCGTATCCTGGGTTACTCGAACATCCAGCTCTATCACCTCTCTCGTAAGATCATTAACAACCTTATCAAGGAGGGATTCCGAGAGGCATACAACCTGTCCTATACCGATATCTACGACTTCGCCGCCAAGAAGCAGTCCCTCAAGAAGTGGGAGATCGAGCTGGGTATCCACCACAAGGAGCTCGGTCTTCCTTGGGACGAACCGGTGCCGGAGGAGATGTGGGAAGAGGTCGCCGCATATTGCGACAACGACGTCATCGCTACAGAGAAGGTATGGGACCATCTGGAGGCTGACTGGGAGGCCCGTCAGATCCTCGCTGCGATCGCGGGTCTCCCTGTCAACTCCAGCACCAACAAGCTGACCACCCAGATCATATTCCAGGGTCAGCGGGACACTCAGAAGTACTTGCAGTACACAGACCTGTCGGAGATGTTCCCCGGCTACAAGTACGAGTACGGCAAGTCGACATATCGTGGCGAGGAGGTTGGCGAGGGCGGCTACGTCTCCTCCGAGCCCGGATACCACGAGAACGTGGCCCTGCTGGATATTGCGTCGATGCATCCTACGTCGATCGAGGAACTCCAGCTGTTCGGACCATATACTAAGAGGTATAGCGAGCTCAAGAAGGCTCGTATCTTGATCAAGCACAAGGAACTCGACGAGGCTCGAAAGATCCTGAATGGTGCGCTGGCTCCATATCTGGACGACGACTCGAACCTCGACGCTCTGGCCTATGCGCTGAAGATCGCGCTGAATTCGACGTACGGACTCACCGCCGCCAAATTCGACAACCCACTCCGAGACCCCCGGAACGTGGACAACATCGTCGCCAAGCGCGGCGCTTTGTTCATGGTCGACCTGAAGCATTTCGTTCAGGAGAAAGGATACACCGTTGCCCACATCAAGACAGACTCGATCAAGATCCCGAACGCCGACGATCGCATCATTTCGGAGGTCTTCGAGTTTGGGAAGAAGTACGGTTACACATTCGAGCACGAAGCGACCTACGATCGTATGCTGCTCGTCAACGACGCCGTCTATATCGCACACGACAAAGATGGCTGGCACGCAACGGGCAAGCAGTTCCAAGAACCTGTTGTCTACAAGACTCTCTTCACCGGAGATCCTCTGGCTCTCGAAGATGTCGCCCAGACACGATCGGTTACTACACGAATGCTGCTTGAATTCGATGAAAATGACCGAAAATTCGTCGGACGCGTCGGGCGCTTCATTCCTGTTATCCCAGACACTCCCGGGGCCGGTCGACTTGTACGAGAGAATCATCGAGTGGACAGCGAGGGTAATGAGGTTATTTCGTACGGCGATGTCGGAGGTTGCAAGGGGTATCTCTGGCTTGATTACGAAGACGCCGGAGACGACTGGCGAGCTAAGCTGGACAATCGATATGGAAGGGAACTCGTGGACGCTGCCCGAGGGCAAATTCAGAAGTATACGGACGTCGATACCTTCCTAGCAGCATGAATCGCGAGAAGGGCAGGGCATATAATGAGACCCCTCCAGAAAGGTACTGCCATGTCCTGCCCCTCCCTCGCCCGCCAGTACGTCCTCACCAACCTTGCTGAGATGGGTGTTGGCTTCGCCATAGCTACGTTCGCCTACTACGCGACACGTGACTACTGCGACCAGCACCACCTCTCAGCAACGAAAGAGGACATGCTCGCCATGGCCAAGAACATCTGCGACACATTCAAGACCAACTGACCCCTCACTCCTAGAACCCAACCCGGGTTCTAGGTTTCTCGATAGAAAGGAACGAATCAATGCTCTCTTCTGTTTACGACGGCGGCCAGACCGCTAATGATATCCTTGTCGGATACACCAGCTACCTTCGGGACGAGGTGGCGAACCTGAAGGACGACGAGATCAAGGAACTCATCGATAAGCTCGAGTGCTGTGACCGCAGCAGCTATGGTCACTACCGTCGCCAGACAGTCCAGAACCTCCTCGATATCTGCCGCACCGAGCTGGACGACCGGGACCTCGTGCGCTGCCTTGTAGAGGCGGGTCTTATTGTCGGAATCAACTCCATCGAGGGGGTCTCCGATGAGTGACAAGACCGCCGAGCTTGCGACGGTCCGTCTTATTCATGGCAGTCAAGTAGCCATCGAGTCATTTCTGTCGTCACTTCCGTCGATGATCGAGAAGACCACGGATAGTGAGCTCTGGTCGTTCATCTGTAAGGTCGACCTCCTTCAAGAAGAGCTCGGTGACCTACTGAATCCTTCACAGGAGGACTGGATCAAGAGGCTCTATGATATTCTCATAGAAGAGTGGGACGCCCGGTGGCTCCTCATGCGCCTCCACGACCACGGCATCATCCGCCTAGAGAGGAGGCC